ATCGTAACTCCACCACTTGCCGAGTTTGCTAAACTCGCAACTATTCTAGGATTAGGTCTACTAATAGTTGGACTGAGTTATGTGAGATTTGGTTGGGTACCGCCACTCCTTCTAATTGGCGCATCGATCTATTTTCCTGTATATTGGTTCAACAATTATGCAGAATTATATATCATAATGATGCAAGGTGCGATGGCTATGCTAGTGTTTGCTCACGTGTATGGAGTCAAATATGGGCAAGAGTACTTCGCTAAGATGCGAATTAAGAAACAGTTTGGCACATATCTATCAGCACCTATGGTAGAAAAACTACAAAAGAATCCTGAGTTATTGCAACTTGGTGGAGAGACTAAACATATGACATTCTTGTTCTGTGATATACGTGGCTTTACGCCCATCTCGGAGCAATATAAGACAGATCCACAGGGTCTGACAGAACTTGTGAATAGATTCTTAACTCCTATGACTAACATCATTATGGAGAATGAGGGTACTATTGACAAGTATATGGGCGATTGCATTATGGCTTTCTGGAATGCTCCTCTTGATGTAGAAGAACAAGAAAGAAAAGCGTGTTTGACGTCCGTACAAATGTACGAAGCATTAGAAGTCCTAAATGCTGAGTTAGAGAGTGACGGTTTGTTACCAATAAATATAGGCGTAGGAATCAATAGCGGCGCAGTCGTTGTTGGTAATATGGGGTCTGAGCAAAGGTTCGACTACTCTGTGTTAGGAGATGCAGTGAATTTGGCAGCCAGACTCGAAGGACAAACGAAAGGATATGGCGTGAAAACTATTATTGGAGAAGACACTGCAAAAGAGATCGAAGACGTATTTGCAGTACTTGAATTGGACTGCATTGCAGTAAAGGGTAAGAATGAAGGAGTACGAATCTTCACAGTTCTTGGTGAACATGACTGGTGGAATGCAAACTCTGCTTATGTCCCAGACACTAAAACTCATAACGGAATGCTAAATCTATATCGAATGCAGAAATTCGATCTTGCTATAAAGTGGTGTGAGGATCTAAAAGGGGCATTCTTAGGTACTATGGATGACTATTATGACGTATGGATTGACCGCTGTCAGGAAATGAAAACTCATGACCTGCCAAAAGACTGGGATGGAGTGTATAGACCGACTACTAAATAATGCACTAAAGCGAAAAAAAGACTTGACATATCTGCCTTATGGTGTATAATGACTTTATACAATTGATAAAACAAAAGAAGTATGAGGCAAGTTATGAAAGTACGGAATATTATGTCTGGGACATTATCCCTATTACTAGTAGTCAGTGGTGTTACATTCACTGTTCAAGAACTTAAGGCTCAAGAAGAGTCTCAGAAACAGCAACAACAACTCATAGAAGCAGAGATTGCTGACATCCAATATCAAGAACAGTTGCAGTGTATGGCACTCAACATATACCATGAAGCAAGAAGCGACTCTACTCTAGGTCAAGAAGCTGTAGGTTTCGTAACAATGAATCGAGTCTACAATTCAAAGTATCCAGATACGATTTGTGATGTTGTATATCAGGCACACGTAAATAGTAAAGGTCAGCCCATTCGAAACAAATGCCAATTCTCTTGGTACTGTGATGGTAAATCAGATGTACCTAAGAATAAAGCTAAATTCGAAGAAGCGATGCATAACGCCGAGTGGGTGATGAAAAACTATGGCATTGAACGTGACATTACGGACGGCGCCATCATGTACCATGCGTACTATAGCAACCCTTACTGGTCTATGCATTACACCAGAACAAGTCGTATTGAGTCTCACATTTTTTATAAATAGAAGAATAGCATAAACATATCGAGGACTCATAACTAAAATGCGTGGTTTTTCAAATTACTTGACTGAGGCTCTAGTAGAAGAGTATCTTTCCGAACAGTACGACATTCTACTCGAAAAGCTAATTACCTTTGGTGGTCAAGCTTATCCTAAATTTGGTAACATTGTCATCATGGCAGGTGGAGCTGGATCAGGTAAGGGATTCATTCTAAACAAACTAGTAGGTATTGAAGGTAAGACTTTTGACGTAGACGAACTCAAGGGTGCGGCAGCCAAAGCTCCTGCTATTCAAGCACGTATTAAAAGAGAACTTGGTCTAGATATTGAGAAGATTGGATCTGATCTAAAGAAGCCAGAGAACGTTGCTAAGATGCACCAGATCGTTGGTGACTACTTAGACTTAGATAACCGTGTAAAGAAATCACTCTATAGAGGCATTCTACTTGCAGATCCAGATCGTAAGCCAAACCTCGTTTTTGATGTAACTCTGAAAGACCTGCGTAAGTTAGAGACAATCTCTAGGCAAGCACAGAATTTAGGATATGCTAAAGAGAACATCCATATCGTATGGGTAGTCAATGATATCGAAGTTGCTAAGACTCAGAACTTAAGACGTAGCCGTACAGTGCCAACAGAAATCTTAGTCAACACTCATCGTGGTGCATCTCAAACTATGCTCGATATTGTAAGTATGGGTAAGACGCTGAAGAAGTATATGGATGGTGACATCGTGTTTGCATTTAATAAAGTGGGCGTAGACAGCACTATTTCTAAATCTGGAAAAGGTGGAATGTATGTCAAAGATGCTAACTACTTCTACGTCAAGCGAAAGAATAAAGATGTAACTCCAGCTGATAAGCTAGACAAGACATTAAGAATGAAGATCAAATCGTATGTACCTGCTAATTCAGAGTGGCTGTAGAGATCATAAATAATATGAGATAATAAAATATGATCGCAATAGCGACAAATGAATTGGAGATGAAAATTGAATTTAAAACAGCTAACAGCAGAAAACCATAGATCAGCGGAACGCAAAGATTTCGCTAAAATATTGATGAGTGGAGAAATCGATCCTGCACTCTACTACAAATACCTTATTAACCAATCCCAAAACTACGTTGTACTTGAACAGGCATTGCGAGAACTCGCTTTTCCTAACGAGTTCAGGTCCGTGTTTAGGGCAAAACGAATCATTAATGATCTACAAGAACTTGAACAGATGTATGGGTTCACCTACGATGAACACCTGATATGTAAATCTACTCAAGAATACGCAGGTCATATTGAACTTCTTCTTATGAACGAAGACGTAGACGGAATCATCTCGCACTTATATGTGCGACACTTTGGAGATATGTATGGCGGTGCAATGATTGCTAAACGTATTCCTGGTAGTGGCACTATGTACGAATTTGACGATAAGGAGTCGATGAAAGAGAACATTCGGCTATTGCTGAATGATAATATGGCTGATGAGGCAAACAAATGCTTTGCCTTTGCGATTAGACTATTTGAGGAGTTATTACATGAAGAGCGAATTGGATGAATCATTTGACAGATTGATGATTGCTTTTGGAGAGAGGCAGAAAAGACTTGATCGAATTAATACGATGTTATACGGTCTTTACGCACTCATTATAGTAACTACAGTTGTGGGAGCAGTGGTGTTCAGATGAGTATTATATGGGAAAGTTTGATTGATCTACAAAACAATCTAATATCACAGTTAGAAGAAGATGCGACTGAGATACAAGAACCTGGAATGAAAAGGTTCAATCAATCTGGTTGGGTAAACAGAGTTTGGCGTAACAACAACTACAGACGGGCTCACGTAGATGTCGTTGATATGCGTGAAGAGAAGAAGCTGTGGATGATGCACGTATGCGTATTTCCTCACGTACATAATGACGGACCAATATACGGGTTTGATGTGATTGCAGGTGCTAATAAGATGACAGGCGCATTTTATGATTTCTCTGCTACGTCTAATTCAGAACATCCTATGATGGAACACTTCGCAACAATTGCCAAACCATTACAATGGAAAAGAGAACGAGAACTGCCGCCATGGGCAAAAGCAATCTTTAGTGATAGCATGATTGCCGCTGGCATGGTCAAAGAACCAGCAGAGATCGATCAGATATGTAAGGTTGCCAGAGAAGGTCTATGTTACTACAAAAAGAACATTGGCAAATATAACGGATACGCTGATAGTGACTTAGGCAAAGCATCACAAAACTATTATGCAGAGCATCAGAAGATGAATCCACATACCCCAAATGTGATGAAAAGTTTGGGTCTTGATCCGGATGATGTCGATGCATTCATATCAGAATCGTTATTTCCAGAAATTAGATAAGTAGATTATGTGCAAGCAATTCCGCTTGTACTTTGTGAGCGCAGTGGTAAATACTGCAAGCAAGGAGAAAGTGAATGGAACTACTAACTACCTGGAGCCTTATTGGGTTCCTTTTTGCCGCTTATGCGGTGATTGCAAATGATTCAGTGCAGACGCTCGGCACTTGGATGGCATCAAACAATGAGCGATTCAACTACAAAACTATGTGGGCAGCCGCAAGTGCTGTATTACTAGCAACACTGTGGTATGGTTGGACTGTAAACGGTGGAGACATCAGTTATGGTCGATTGAATAAGATTCCCTGGCAAGAAGTTCAGTGGTATCATGCCGCCGCACCAGGAATACTCGTACTGCTTACCAGACTTGGTGTCCCGGTATCAACATCCTTTTTAGTGTTGAGTGCTTTTGCAAGTACCTTTGTGCTAGAAAAGATGTTGATGAAGAGCATCATGGGCTACGGTATTGCCGCTCTGTTCGCATACGGTGTATGGTACGTTGTATCACGTACACTTGATGAAGCAGAACCAGTGCAAGAGAAGAACAAAAACTATTGGCGAATAGCGCAGTGGTTCGCAACAGGTGGACTCTGGTGGACTTGGCTGTCACATGACATGGCTAATATTGCTGTGTTCCTACCACGTGTCGTACCAGTTGATCTAATGATGCTAATATCATGTGTGTTTGTTGTGGGTCTTTTCTTCATGTTCAGAGAGCGTGGTGGCAAGATACAACAGATTGTACTAGAGAAGCACAACACAAGATATGTCCGTAGTGCGACTTTAATCGACCTGTTCTATTGGTTATGCCTATACTTCTTCAAAGAACTCAACGACATTCCTATGTCAACTACGTGGGTCTTCGTAGGTATGCTTGCTGGTCGTGAACTCGCTATCGCAACGTTTACAGGTAAGATGAAAATGAAATCTGTATTCCCGTTAGTAGCAAGAGACTTTCAGAAGATGATGATTGGACTAGGTGCTTCAGTTGCCATAGTTCTGACTATACATTATGTACTGATACCAAACGGATTATAATATGAAAAGATTGAAGGCATTAATTACTCCTAAGGTTCTTGCATGGGGTGTTTTTGCCTTCTTTCTTATCAAAGGACTAATATGGTTATTATTGTTGTTTTTAGGTTACTATTTCTTAATTTAGTACTTGACATCCATTCAAAAATAGCGTATAGTGTATAAATACTAATGATTCGTTGAAGCGGATTAATACTGGACAGGACTCGGGTGCGACTCCCGACAGCTCCACCAAAAGTACATTGCGCCTTACTGCAATAAGGTGTCTTTGCAGAGACGCAGACCTCGCAAGGGTCCAAGACAATGTATTTTTGATGGGGCTGAAGTAGGAATCGACTGACAGGGCAGAGAAGTGGAGAATCCGGGCGCAAGCTCCGTTAACGCAAGAAACCAAACTAAATGCAAACGATAACTTTGTATCTTCAGACTACGCACTAGCGGCGTAAATTTGACGGGCTGACCGGCTTGCCTTGGAACAGAAAATGCCGGACCAAGTTTCAATTATAAGAAAGGAAATCTAATGAAACTCGTAATCGCAACAGTTGCGGCATTAACAGCAACTACTGCATATGCAGACTCTATGTGGTCATTTGGTGGTGAAATAGACGCTAACTATGCTGTAGATGCGGCTCGCATGACAGTTGACATCGAACCGGCGTTGACATTTACGCCAACTGAAGGCTTGAACTTTGTAACAAGCACAGAGTTGGCAATATGGGATAACGAATTGGTAGCAGATAACACTATCGAAGTTATGCCTACGCTTGAGTTCGAATTAAACTATACTATGGGCTCAATGGATTCTGTAGAGTACTATGCAAAGACAAAGTACAACCTAGAAGCAACAGCACGTGAAGAGATTCACATCGGTGCAACATTTAGCTTCTAATAATCCCACAAGGATTAAGAAATAAAGAGAGGCGATTATTTTCGCCTCTTTTAACAAAATGTATTGACAGAGACATCAACATCTGTTATTATGATCACTCATTTAATCAATATGAGGTATAGTATGACATCAATTATAATCCCATCAAGTGAAGCTGATCGCAAGCGGATCAAAGACTGTATGGAAGAGATTAGTAACTCCTATCTTCGACAAGAAGCTGAACGTGAGTTCGTAAAAGAAGCTATCATCTCACTCGAAGATGAAGTTGGTATTCCCAAAAAATATTTAGGCAAGATGGCTCGTATCTATCACAAACAGAACATGAGTGAAATCGTATCTGAGATAGAAGAGATCGAAGCCCTTTTAGAATCTGTCAAATAATACTTGACAGACCGTCTATTGCATGTTATAATAGACGCATACAAAGAACAAAGGATCACTAACGATGAAACACATTACAACTCACTTCAAAGAAGGATCAGAAGGTCCTAGAGCAGAAGTCTTTGAAGTTAAAGATGGCACATATGGTATTCGATACTTTATGGGCATTGGAGATACTAATCCATTCAAGACAGAAATGTTTGAAGACAAGCATGTTTCTTATGTAGAAGATGCCGCTGAGAACTGGGCTTTAGGTATTAAGGTACTCAATGGCTAAAATTTCTTATGTTGAAGATGATTTGTATAATGTCGTAATAGATAGTGATAATGGAAACGTTTCTCTTGGTGGAGAATCTTATATTAATGATAGTAAGCGTGAAGCTTACATATTTCAATTAGCCTATTTGATGGGCAGGGAGCATAAAAAATCGCAGATAACAAAAACATTGGGCTTATAAAAGAATTAAACTCTGAAACAATCATGAAAGAGATTGCAGAGAATATTTCTAAAGGAGTGCCTTACATCGATGCAGTGATATATTACGCAGAGAAGTATGGACTAGAAGTAGAAGTGGTCGGCGAGATTATTAGACGATCACCAGTTCTGAAAGCTAAGATTTACAGAGAAGCCGAAGAACTAAATATGGTAGA